GGGGATGAAACCTGTGGGGTAGTCCCACGGTCTCCAAGTTCTTTTCATAAACATTCAGCTTGGTTTGATTATTTTGAAACCGGCATATCCCGGAAAAACGGCCTAGTAATCCACTACTTAGAACTAATCACCCAAAGAGTTTTTTCTTTTCTGTCACTGTATCACCTTAAAATTTGAAATTTGTATCAGGAGTTGATAAATCAACTCTACAAAGTATTTCAACGTACGTTAAGGACGTTAAGCATTTACCCCTGCTTAAACTTTTGTTTTATAGACTCTTCACACACTGACTAGGACATGTGAGTTAGTCTTTATTCATTATTTACTTACGTATATGTTAAATGAAAATAAAACATATATATGGTAGAATTTTATCCGTCTACTACATTTCTAATAAATGTTCGGATTTATAGATATAATAAGTATAAGTTATAGATCAAGTTTAATCTTTTTCTGTCATAATTGAATTTACTCAAATCATAGAACTTACCATACCCATAATAGGATTATACTTTCCTATAAGTTATCCAACTGCTTACCTACCGGTATTATATAATTTTTCACCTAATAATCCGGATACTGCAGAAGCTAAATTACCTCCAATAATTGTATTCAACGCTCTTGTAGCTGTTGTATCAATTCCTGATGGTTCAACGGGAGCCCAAGATTCAAAAGTAGGAATTGGAATGTATTCATATGCAATACTTATTTACACATGATATGAATCTGAAGTTGATATTCCTGAAAATAATGCCACAATAGGTGACCTAAAAGTATGTCCTTATGTATCTGGATCTACATTTGCTTCTCCCTCCTAAAATATTAAATCAGCTGGATCTAAAGGTAACCATACATAATCTGTACCGGTTGGTCCTAAAGTTGCCAAACTAACTTCATATGAAGTTGGATATTATCTTAATGCCTATACTGACGGCATTGCAAATGCTGATGTGTTCCATTTTTCAGACTTACCTGGTATCATTCCTATTGTTAAGGTACCTTACTTCGTTTAAATATTAGACTATGGTATTATTCTTATACCACATCTTACTACACGAGAAGAAATCCATCTTGCGTTTGGATTAGTTGTACCCAAAGAATTACTCCAATATCCAAATAAAGGACTGTCTTTAATTACGATTCCTGGACCTCCAAGCAAATTAGTTCCTATTGCTGGAGTTGATTAATAATTAAACCATGTTGGATAGTTTAACCCTTGTTAACCAATAGTGTTTTTATGGATATAACACTATCATACCGTAATTAGTACCAAAAGATACGTCAGTAGTATATTTATAATCTAAAATCGAACTCGGCATATAGAAATCTGAAGGACCTCTACATACTTAAGTTTAAAATGGAGATAATACTGATTTGAAATAAGTTTTAAACCTATCTACAGAACTGTATTACTATTGATTTTAATATTATTTTCTACTACCTCTATTAATCGTACCTCTTTATTGTCCCTTTATTTGTTAGGAATTCTTTCTTACATTAAGAGTTAACTTCTTCATAGATGATCTGAGATTGTTAACATTCTTTTACCTACTTTATGATCTAGATTTTGATCTATTTGCTCTAGATTTATTTCCGGCTCCAAAGATACCTTCATTTCTATCGTTAAGAAATGAGAGATTTTCGGCTGAATCCTCTTCAGCCGAGTTAGTCACAGGATGTGTTTCATTTTTTCCATCCAATAACTATTAATTATATTTTTAACTTTTTCTTAAAATAATTTAGTTAGAATTAAGTTGTGAGTGAGCATCACATGCTTAGTAGTTTTACCCTCCGCTACTATAGGTCTATTAGTTTTAAATTTCGTGTTTAGTAATTTGAACGAAGTTTTTACACGTCTTCCAGTATCAATGGTTGATGTAACTTACCCATCTTTACGATCTGGTTAGATTAACTTCGGCTCCTTCCTCCTACCAGTTACAGATTATAATCTATCATTTTTAAATCTTATAACTATCTCTCCTTATGTAACTACGAAATTTTTAGATCTAATAGCCTTTTTGCTCGATCCTCTCATTCTCCTTGCTAAGCTATGATATTAACTATTTTTTATTTCATTAGTCATGTCCAAGAGTACGAATTTATTTATACCTTCGTCATCTCCTACTTTGGTACATGTATCATAGAAATTAGCCTCATTATTGTCGTTCCTTTCTATTTAATAATTATTATTATGAAAAAGTTCCTAATATAATTTTCTTTCTCCTGTGGTGGTTGCTGTTTTTATTTTTTCTGCTAAAAAATAATTAAAGTCAACATCTTTCATTTTAATATTTACACCATCAAGAGCTGAATAGAATTTTTTACATAGGTCTCTAACGTAACTTAATCCTACGTTAGACATTACATATGAGTAGAAGCTAGCTACATTTAAAGTTACAGAGTCTTATACTCTTGATGCTGAAAATTATTACTTATGTGCTACTCTAGAAAAATTTCTCCATATGTATGATCCAGATTTAGTATGGATCCCTATTTTGGATAAAAAATCTATCCTATTATCAAGGAAATTTAATTTCCTTGTACATTAACCCAAGCCTACACACCCTAATTAAGTGGCAGCAAAATATAAATGTAAATTTTCTTTTAATTTAAAAGAATCTTATTGGGTTAATATGCAGTAAAAATCATCCCCTCCAACAAAAAATGAGTAATGTATAATTCCTAATTCATCAAATATGAATTAGTAATACATTATAACTCTTAAAGTATTACCAAATGTGGTACGAGTTGGATGTCCGGATGTTACTGTTCCATAAATTACACACGTAAAATAAGTTCTTAATTTCTTATAAACAGATACTTTATAAGATAATTTTGTGTCTAAATTTATGATACTAGCCAAAACGGATGAATACATACGTTGTGGTAATTCTAGCATATGATATATTTATGGAAGTAACTACCTCCATAATTCATTATCAACTCCATCGATAATAGCTCCATGTTAATTTGAATCATGTGAACTAAAATCTGTTGATATTCCCACAGCCTTACCATGTTAGCTTATTCTCCTCCATTCTTTATCGAATCTTTATTCCAATTTTGGATTATTTAAATAGGAAGTATAAGCTGGACAAACTTTTTTCAAAAGTTTTAATCCAATATAATTAACATGATTGGCACAACCTAACAAGGTTGGATCTGGGGAGCAAATATTTCTTGCTCTATTTGAAACTTTACCCACTGCTTTATAGATACTTTTAATAAAAAATTCTCCTGCTTTAGGAAAACATTACATAGCAGTTTTAATCCCTCCCCAAAGAGCGGACATTCTTCCTTTCACATATGTTTGTGATTTTATATTATTGGAAGATTTAACATGTTCTATGTACTTATCAAAAGTAACTTCTCTCTTATCAATTTTCTTTGATTCTGATATAAATTTATTTATTATTTAAGATCTATCAAAATATACAAAGAATCATCTAAGAAGAGCTGGGTCATATGTTAGGAGTGATGAAGCTTATCTTTCTACTATAGCTGATATAGCATTTA